ATTGAATTTACCGAAGCTATCTATATGCTCAGGCAATTGTTGCATAGCGTTCATCTGAAATGCCTTCGTGAAATCCGCAATGGTTATACGAGGAAAGAACTCCATCACATTCGATGCTATGACGTTAAATAATAAATCGTCCACGTCATCAATTAGAATAGTAACATCGCATCCACTTTGAATAAATGATGCAAGTATCGCTTTCTTCTGTTCAATGCGCTCAGCGTCCTTAAATAACGTTGAGTTGGCGCACTCAACAATTGTTTTCTCGATTGGTGCTAGGTTCATTTGTCATCTCCTTCGTATGTTTCAATATAGTATAAAAAAAAGTCAAAGGAAGCAGACAATTCATTTGGGCATTCAATCAATTTAGAGCCTTCACAATATGCTGCTTTCATCTGCTCCTTCTGCATTTCTTTGGCTTTTGGTATTAATTCTTTTATCCAAATATCAAGTTCAGAATTAAACTCAAAGCAAATTTGTTTTTCAAATTCACTTAAAAACCACTCAACTGCTGTTTGTTTTGTATTCATCGCTTCAAGAAATTATTGATGTCAGTATAGTCAATGCCAGCAATAGTAGTCTGTATCTCGGCATTCTCAGGCTTGAACCAAATACCTATGGCTTTTTGCTTCCAATTCTTGACGAGCTTGCCGTTGCTATCTTTCCACTCAGCTGCATCGTAGTAGCTCCAGAACTTCTTGGCGGCTTCTACTTTGTAGCCTTTGGATTGAAAGAATAGCACGACTTCTTCAATGGTTGGACTAAGCGACTTGGCCAACTGGCGATTCGAGTTTCTCGGTGAATTCCACTTGATTTTGAATGTGGCTATTGGCGTATTTGCTTCTGTAATATTCCACTTTAGCTTGTCGTAGTTGTGACATTGCGAATTCAATTCGTTCATTGATTTGGGTATGTATATCGCGCCATCTCGCGCTGGTGAATATAAGGTTCTCTTGTTGTTTTATTGAATGAATGGCCGTGCTATGGTCTTTGCCAAGCAATGCGGCAGTAGATTGGAGCGTGAGTCCGTTCTTGCGAAGGTAGTACATAAAGATTTGTCGGACTTCTACAAGCTCACGCTTTCGGCTCGGAAGTCTGAGAGACTCCAGCGTCACGTCAAAGTAGTGTTCGATCTCTTGTATCACAATCCGCTTCTTGTCCTCATTGGTCAAGTGAGATAAGATATGTGCTTCTTGCTCCTCTATTGGCCTATTGATGATGTTGTAAAGCACACTTTCCATTTCGTCCTTATACTTGGGCGGAAACATACTCGTAAGCAGTTCAATATTTTCTTGTCTGGTCATGCGTTCACGATTTTAAAGAGTTCATCTTTGGTTAGTTTGAGTTCATCCGCAAGCTTCACAAAGAAGCCAATTTGCATATTGGAAGGGTACTTCATGTAGGTGTACATAGTTGGCGTACTTACCTTCATTTCGGTAGCGCAATTCTGCACGCTACCGAAGTGATCAACTACTAATTCTTTTAATGTCTGTTTGGTTTTCATTTGACTAAATTATTTATTATCCAATTTCTGCACTCTTGAACTCTTGCCTTTGCTCTTTCAATGGCTTCGGTATCTATCTCAAAGTCTTGCGTAAAGTATCTCAGTTCAATAGGTAAATGGTCAAATTGCATACCCTTGCGAATATTCTCTAGCTCGTCCTCATAGAGATGGTATCTCTCAGGACTCGCAGCTAGTTTGTAGAGATAGTTCTGCTGCTCGCGTGCGATCAAATGGTCGGGAGTATTTACAAGGCAATGGCAGATCTTGTATTTACTAGCACCATATAAGTGCATATAGATTTGACCTTGCCACCAGTAATCTTCGTTGATCTTCTGAACTGATTTTAGCAAGTGGCTTTCGAGCGACCAGCTAGATTTGATGTCGTGAATAGTCTCTCCATCCATAATATCACATTCGCCTGTAAAGAACTCGTCACTCTTTCGCTCGGTATTTTTGCGCAGCATTCGCTTTTCGGCAATTGCTTTGAGCGTGATTGAATCTTCTTCGACTTCGATTCCTTTGTCAAGATACTTGCTCGACTTCGATAACTGCACACCCGTTAAGTGTGCAGCGTAGATCTTGATGAGTTCCTTTTGGACGGTCTGAGATAGTTCACCCGCTTTCTCGCGTGGGCCTGGCATGATCGCGCCAATTTGATGTGCGCGAATGATGATTTCTTCTGCTTTCATTTGTCTTTTAAGTTTTATTGTTCAACAAATTTAAGCAATTCTTCCTCAATCTCAGCAGAATATTTATCAGCGGTGGCTAGATCAAGACCATCCACAAAGCTAATTGCATCTGATTTATCTGTGAATGATTGGATTATTTCACGAATGCGCTTCTCTTCCGCATCCATTGGCTCGCTTTGGTCTACATATTCAACGTCAACCGTCTCATTTGTCACGTCAGTAACGACTGCTTGGTCTGCTTTCATGGCGATTTGCATCTGCACGTCAACCGACATTGGGCCCCATTTGCTGAGTAGTGATTTGAGCACCGTCTTTTTTGCCATCGCATCAAAGTTATCCTTCCACGGCCCAAACTTGAAAGACTTGCTATACTTGAAGCCATGTGCGGTTACTTGGCTCAAAGACCAGTATGTTGTCTTTTCAAAGCCATTTACTAGTTTAAAGTAGGCGGCATAACCGACAACCTTGCCATCTGGTGCTAGATCAAAATCTCCTTTTAGTTCTTCAGTCAAAGCATTGAAGCTTTCAAATTGGTTCTCATAGACCTCTAGCACTCCGATGCTCTTATACTGACCAGAGCGTTGCGCGAGCTGCACTAATCCTTTCCAACCGATTTGGAATTGCGCCTCCTTGTTGTAAGGCACTATCCAAGCATAGCCGAGATTGTTTTGAATTGGAAGGTCAAGAACTGCTGCCGTCATAGCTGCGGTGTAGATGCTCTCCTTGCTCGCGTTTTGCAACAACTTATTCGAGTTTACCACTTGAAGCAGTGACGTTGTAAATTGGGTTGCTCTTTTGCCTAGCATTTCTTGGAGGCGAGACTTGACTGCTGGACTTTCAACGAATGCGCGAAGGTCTTTTGTTGGGGCTACTTGTGTGCTCATATTTCTTCAAATTTGTTTATTGGTTTCAAAATACGAAACCCAAGTGATTTAAGTAATTGAATTGCGTTAATTGCTTCTTGTGAATCAATTGATAAGATATTTTGAGAAAATAATGTTGGAATAGTTTGTTCTTTATTTTCTCGTTTGATCCGTGATTCTTTATTTCTAATCCTACATTGTTCCCGATATAATTCACAAAATCTTTTTTTAATGTTATCAGTTAGCACTAATGGGCCAATCCATTTATATCTTGAATTGCCTTGTGACTCAACATAGTTTATATCACTCAATGTTGTAATTAATCCAGTTCCAACACTGTGCTTGATCATCATTTCTTTAAAGTGAAATTCTTTTTGATCAAAGCAATCTTTAAGAAATGTTGTCCATTTCTTTTCGCTTAGTCTTGATGGTCCTCTCATTTTGTTTTATTTATTATTTGGTGTTTGATTGATTTTACGAATTGTTCGGCTTCGATGTCGATCTGCGCTTCTTCATTGAGCTGAGCGTTTACGACAGACTTGCGGACATAAGCGGCCCATTCGTTAAATGAGGCGCAAGGATTAGAGGGAAATGTTGTATACATTTGTTTGTTGTTTTTATTGATGGGCAAATATATGTGAATCATTTTCTTTATTCCAAATATTTTTCAAACTATTTTTAAAAAGTGAATGTTTATGCGGGTTTCAAGTGGTAAATTTCCAAAGAAAAAAGCGGTTAAGATCATAAAAGAAGGATCCGAGGCAAGTGTCCAGGCGGCAATTATTCAATATATCAAGGCCAAATATCCAACTGCACTATATTGCGCTAGTGCTGGAGGGGTGAGAACGAGTTACACGCAAGCGGCCCGAATGAAAGCGACAGGCTACAAGCGAGGTTTTCCCGATCTTGGCATCTACGAACCACGAAATGGCTATAACGGTCTATTCATTGAGCTAAAGAAAGAAGGCGGCTATCCTTCTCCAGAACAGAAAGCATGGATTAGCGAACTATCAAAGCGCGGATATTGTGCTTACATTTGTAAAGGCTTCGATGAGGCTCAACGTGCAATTGATAACTACTTCTTTGAAGGAGATTGAGAGATATTATTCCGAATGGCAGCGGCTCGCGGTCAACATTTGCAAGGGAGATAGATTTCTTGCGGATGATTTGTTGCACGATACTATCACTAGGCTAATCCAACGCGAAAAATATCAGCAGTTAATTGATGACGGCACGCTAGACCACTACGTTAAGCGATCTATGGCTATGGCATACAAATACCCATCGTCATCCTTTCACGCTCTATTCGATATGTCTCCGCTCGAATTTAACGAGAATTCAATTGATCACGCGAAGCTAAGGACATGGATAGGCGCAAGGCTGGATAACGAGACAATTGATATAGCTATCAACAGACTTCCGTTCTTTCAAAAGGAGGTCTTTCTTTTATGGTCGCTGGATGACTTTAGCTATACCAAGCTATCGGACGAAACGGGTATCCCAAAAAAGGATCTATTTTTGGCCGTCAAAGAATCCAAAAAGCAATTACGCAAATGGTTAGTAAAATTACAATAGGCTCAGCAGAGGCACGCCTTCAATCATGTAGAGCGTGTGAGCATTACTCGGAGAAAGGCACTTGTGGCACTCCCGTCATTGGCAACGATGTAATTCACGAAGGTGTTAAGTATCGAACGTGTGGATGTAAAATGTCTGCAAAGGTATTGTTCCCCGCTTTGTCCTGTCCTCTAGGGAAGTGGCACGCAGTTGTTAAATTGGACGAAAGCACAAAGCAAAAGTTACGAATCTTCTTGGGCGGTCTAAATCCGTTTCGCGTTAGTGCAGCAGAGCTGAAAGAACTCTATTCTTTCGCCTCTGACGTTAACGGAAAACACACGAAGGTAACTACTTGCCCAGAGTGCGTGCAGAATGTCATTGGTGATCTTCGCAACCTGGTCAAACACGATGACTTGATCGTAGAAGAAGCGATTATGCACAAAGAAAATATTATTGTGGATAAAGAACCAACGAAAAAGACGAGGAGAAAGAGAAAGTAAGAGTATTTTTGGCGGGCTGAAGTCATAAAGATATTGCCTCCAACGAGGAGGATATTTAAAAACCCTGCACGACTTCAGCATCATGCGGGGTTTTTGTTTTTATCCACTTGCGCTAGTCCAACGATGGCAAATGTAAGTGCTCTAAATGGACAGCGAAAATAGGTCAGCGTTTAGAGATAGGCCATACTGGGGGATTGCAACACATGGCAGCCGTAGAACAAAGGGAAAAGCGGTAAGATTGCATCGAGGTGGTTACCCTCGTATCAGTTGTTCCCAAGAGTAAGAGCGTCACCAGTCTACTTGCTTATGCGAATCGACCGACTCGGCTCCATGCTGAAGAAAGCGACAAAAAAAAGCATAGTTTAAACTAGATGATAAGTCTAGGATAAACGAACTATGCTCTTCTCCCTCCTCTCACCATCTGAAGAAAGAATACTAGATAACTACTAATAATAGTAATTAGAAGTAGATTCTTTTTTTTTACTAAATTTGATAAAAATTCAAACAATGCAAAAATTAAAAAGTGACATTGAATCCAGCGTGTGGATTTTCATCTACTGCAAGATGCGAACTAACAATATCAGCCTCATGGTCGCATTCGCTCTAGGCTTCATTTTAACCTACTTTCTCAGAACTACCGAAGTCTTAGACGAAAGTGAAATGATCAGCGCATTCTTGGGCATATCCATGTCAATGATCGGCTACGCATTTGTCATGGGACTAGTTCACTTTTTTACTGGTCGTGAAATACGAATGATCGCGACAAAGAACATGGTCGAACCATCTGAGGTTCAAGAGATTGCACATAATATATTTGGATAGTGAACAACAAAGGCAAAGTAATTCCAACTGGTAGAAATGTGCGAACGCACTACGTTGTAGGTTCGAGTCCTACCTTTGCCTCAACAACCATATTCAGTTATAGATCATGTTTATAACTGAATTCAATTATAACTCAGTTGGTGTAAGTAGGTTAAGATCTACCTTTGGGAAACATTCTTCTATTAAGAAGAGATGGTGGTTCGAGTCCACTACTGAGACTAAATAAAAAACAAATATTTATGAAAGTAAAAATATCTCAAATAAAATCCAATCCAAAGAATCCTAGAGTGATAAAAGACGATAAGTTTCAGAAGCTTGTCAAGTCAATCAAAGAATTTCCTGAAATGCTGGACAAACGTCCTCTTGTGTGTTTTACCGATACAGATGGCAAATATGTTGTGCTGGGTGGAAATATGCGATTGAAGGCAGCTAAAGAAATTGGCATGAAAGAACTACCAATATCATTGGCAGATGATTGGACTGAAGAACAAAAAAACCAATTCTTAATCAAGGATAATGTTGGCTTTGGTGAATGGAATTGGGATGAGCTCAATTCAGATTGGGACACTGAAAAATTGAAAGATTGGGGATTAGATCTTCCAGATATGGAAGGAATTGTTCTTGATGCAGTAGAAGATGAATTTGATGTGCCAGAAGGAGGAATTGAAACAGACATTGTGCTTGGAGACTTATTCGAGATTGGAGAACATCGGTTGCTTTGTGGAGATAGTACTTGCAGCGATGCGGTGGCAAGGTTGATGGATGGGCAGAAGGCTGATATGGTATTTACAGACCCTCCTTATGGAATTAATGAAGAAGGGGATAGAAGTAAAAGAGGAGGATTAGCAAAAGGAAACAATTTACCTTCTTTTAAAGATGATACAATTCAATACGCAATCGATGCTTTTAATCAATCAATTAATCAAGATATAAAAATACAAGTTTGGTTTGGTGCAAATTATTATTGTCATTCATTACCTCAAACACCTAATTGGTTAGTATGGGACAAAAGAGTTGAAGAAAATCAAAGAGATTACAATTCAGATTGTGAACTTGCTTGGATAAAATCAGATAAAAAATCAATTCGCATTTTCAGACATCTATGGAAAGGAATGTTAAAAGATAGTGAGAGGGGAGAAAAAAGAGTTCACGCCACTCAAAAACCAATTGCATTAGTTGATTATTGTATTAATGAATATGCTCCAAAAGCAAATTTAATATTGGACTATTTTTTAGGGAGTGGAGTTTGTATGGTAGCAGCACATCAACTTAAACGCAAATGCTATGGGATGGAATTAGACCCAAAATATTGCCAAGTGATAGTGGATAGGATGCGCAAACTTGATCCAAGTTTGAAGATTAAACGAAATGGAATTGAGATATGAGCACGACAAATTCGGACATTCAAAAGAAAGCAATGATCAAGGCGATGGAAAAAAGTCTTGGCATTGTTAAAACAGCCTGTGAAAGTGTAGGTATTGCACGTTCAACTCATTACTTGTGGCTTGAGCAAGATGATAAGTATAGAGATGAAATGAAAGACGTGTTGGAGCTAAAACGTGATTTTGTAGAATCAAAACTTTTGAAACTTGTTGATCAGGGAGATACTGCCGCCACCATCTTTGCTTCAAAAGCACTTCTAAAAAATAGAGGGTATGTTGAGCGCCAAGAGATAACGGGTGCAGATGCAGCTCCAATAATAATAATCAACGAGAAGATATGAGCATCAGAATCACAATTCCATCTTCCTTTCAAGATGTGACGGTTGCCCAATTTCAGAGCTATAAACTAGCCAAGAACGATTGGGAAAAAGTTCAGGCTCTTAGCAACGCCAGCATGAAAGACGTGATGAAGATTAAGATGTCAGAGATCACGAAGCTAGTAAGCATTTGCGATCTTGTAATGACAGAACAATCACGCACATTCAAACCACTAGTGACATTTAATAGCGTGGATTATGGCTTTGAACCCAACCTACAAGGTATGTCAACTGCTCTTTATGTTGACCTTGCAACTTGGTGCAGTGAAGCAAACTTCAATAGCTCACTAGGAAAGATAATGGCGGCCCTTTATAGGCCCGTCACGAAGCGAATGGGTAAGCGTTACGACATTGAAGAATACGATAGCGACAAGCACTTACCAAATGCAGAGGTACTCTCTCAAATGAGTGCCAGCATCCTCGGAGGGGTGCTTGATTTTTTTACGGTACTCAGCAAGAATTTGAAACAAACTACCCTGTTATCTTTGGAGGATTCGATAGAGAGGACGAGGAAGGAATTGGAGAAGATGAAGGAGAGGAACTTGAAGAAATAGATACGTCAACGAGCTGGGGATGGTATGGCTTCTTGATGAAAGTTAGTAACAACAATCCGCAACTCATGGAGTGGTGGCTCCAAAAGAGGGTATCAGAACTATTTACTTACGTGACATATATAAAGCAACATGGCCAACCTCAACACATACAATATTCTGATCAGCCGCTTTGAGAAATTCGCTGACGGACACTATTTAATCAACGATTTCAGTCACGGAGAGCAAGCGGACAAAGACCTACTCAAAGAGCAGCGCTATCCTTATATGCACGTTGTTCTGAACAATGCTAACTATCCAACGAATGAAGCAGAATGGTCGTGGTCTATCTTGTTAATTGATCTCACTCGCGACAAGACCGAGAAGATTGACAACTCGAAAAACGTTCTCAGCGATATGATTCAAGTGGCCGAGGATCTTCTTAGCGAAATGATCAATGGCGGCAATCTATTTGGAAGCGATTGCGAGGTTACTCCAGGTGCAACACTTACTCCATTGATCCAATATGGCGAGCAAGCGGGCACGGGTGTAAGATTGGATTTCACTTTTAGATTTACATTCGACTTTGACTCTTGCGATATACCCGCAGACTATGTTGCTGTAAGCGATGGAACAACTAGAGGGCAGTCGGTGAGATTGTCGGCTATTCCCGTTTACGAAGATGGCGTATTTATCGGAAATGCTACGGCACTTGATTTTACCAATGGTGCGACCTTGTCAATTGATGCAGAGGGAAAAGTATTTATTGACATCACGGGTGGCGGTGGTGGAACACAAGACCTTCAACAAGTAACTGACGAAGGCAATACTACAACTAACGATATTCAACTCATCAACGATGCTGAAGTTATCTTTGGTGCTGGTGGTGGCGTCTTGTTAGATAATGGCTCACGACTTCGCGAAGGCACTATTGATGCGGGCACGGGTGGAAGCAAAGGAATATCTCAAATCTGTGGCGTAGGCTATGAATTGAAATGGGAAGCTGGCAGCCAATATGTAATGAATGGCAATGGCGATAGTATTCGCGAAGTAAACCATAAATTCAACATCACGCCCGTAATTACTGATGATAGTTCAAAGGGCTTCTATGTAGGCTCACGTTGGATATTGGATAACGGTGATCTGTATATTTGCACAGATGCAAGTATAGGAGCTGCGACATGGGAGCTTCAAACTATTGACACTCCTGTCAATGCGGATTGGGATGCTACAAGTGGATTGGCTGAGATACTTAACAAGCCATCTATACCAGATGCTACTAGCGATCTCACAAACGATAGCGGATTCATCACTATTGGAGATGTGCCATCGCAAGTAAATTCGGATTGGAATTCAACTTCTGGTGTATCTGAAATCTTGAACAAGCCTTCTATCCCATCTGCTCAGGTGCAAACGGATTGGAATGCTTCTACGGGTCTTGGAGTAATACTCAACAAGCCATCACTTGCTACTGTTGCCACTAGCGGAAGCTATGCGGATTTGACGGGTAAACCAACCATTCCCGCAGCTCAGGTAAATTCAGACTGGAATGCGACTTCGGGTGTTGCTCAGATATTGAATAAACCAACTCTAGCAACGGGTGACATGACCAAGGCAGTTTATGATACCGACAATGATGGCATCGTTGACTTCGCAGAAGCGTTAAAGACGGAGGTGCGTAATTCAACGGGAGCAACCTTGTACAAAGGTTATATCGTCTATTTGTCTGGATCAACTGGCAACCTTCCGAATGCAGTTCTAGCACGGGCAAATGCAGAATCGACATCGGCTCAGACATTTGGTGTAGTGCTTGAAGATATAGCCAACAATTCAAACGGATATGTTGTAACTATTGGTCAAATTAATACACTTGATACTAGGACAAGTGCCACTAATCCATTCACGTCTGATACCCTTGTTGATGGTCAAGTGATATACTTGTCACCAACTACTGCGGGCCACATCACTAACGTCAAGCCATCGGCTCCAAATCACGTTGTGTATGTTGGATATGTGATTCGCACATCTCCTACCAATGGAACTATCCAATATCGAATTCAGAATGGATATGAACTAGATGAGATTCACGATGTGGCTATATCCTCAGTTGCCAATGATAATGCTCTAGTATATGAGTCGGCAACATCACTTTGGAAAAACAAAGCATTTAGCGCAATCACTTCTTTTTTAAGTGCAGTTCGCGGCACTGCATTAACTGGACTATCAACTGCAACGAGTACCATCATAGATGCTACCGATACTGTCCTTTCTGCATTTGGTAAATTACAAGCGC